AACTATTGGTGGATCAGCTGTTGGTGAACTAACAGGATTTACATTAGAAACTACAGGAGATGTTGTAGAGGATACTGAATTATCAGATGCAACTAAATCATTCGTAGCTGGAAGAACTTCGTTCTCTGGTACATTAGAAATGCACTATGACGAAACAAATACAGAACAAGAAGCATTAACAGCTGGAAGTTCTATAACTTTTGTACTATTACCAGAGGGCAATACATCAGGCGATCAAAGTTTTACAGGCTCGGGTATCGTTACAGGAATGTCAATAAATAACGCTATGGATGCAATAGTTTCAAGATCAGTAACTTTTCAAGGTACAGGGGCATTAACTAAAGGAACTGTATAATAATATTTTATGTCAGTTATCGATAGTGCAAAAGCACATTTTGAATCTTTAGGTATTCAATCTATTGAAGTTCCTGAATGGAAAGACACTGATGGAAAGCCATCTATGATTTATTGGAATCCAATAAATCTTTACGAAAAGAATTTACTTTTTAAAAAATCAGATAATATGTCTGATGTAAGTATTCTAGCAGACATTTTAGTAATGAAAGCTTTAGATAAAGATGGTAACAAATTATTTAAAGCAGAAGATAAACTTGCTCTTATGTATAAAGTAGATTCAGATGTCTTATCAAGAGTGGCCACTGCTATGGTACAAGCAATCAATCCAGAAGAAGTAAAAAAAAACTAAAATCTACACCTGAATTAAAAAATTTACTTATCGTTGCTGATAGGCTAAAAATAACTTTATCTGAACTTTTAAAAATGGAAGTTTGGGAGTATAATCATTGGCTTGGATATATGATGATTGAACAAGAGCAATACGAATCTGAAATGAGAAAAGCAAAACATAAATAATGACACAGAATCTAAAAATAAATATTTTAGCACAAGATAAAACAAGACAAGCTTTTGAGGGTATTAAAGGAAGATTATCTAAATTAAAATCAACAATATTTTCTGTAAAAGGTGCATTAGCTGGTATTGGTGCTGGACTTGTCATTAAATCATTTGTTTCTACAGGAAGAAGTGTTGAAGATTTACAAGTAAGATTAAAACAATTATTTGGAAGTACACAAGAAGGTGCAAGAGCTTTTGATGCTATGGCTAAATTTGCATCTAAAGTTCCATTTTCATTAGAAGAAATACAAGCCGCATCTGGTAATCTTGCAGTTGTAGCTGGAGATTCAGATAGACTATCAAAAATTTTAGAAATTACAGGTAATGTAGCGGCAGTAACAGGAATAGATTTTAGAACTGCTGGAGAACAGATCCAAAGATCGTTTGCTGGTGGTATATCTGCGGCAGATATATTTAGAGAAAAAGGTGTTAGAGATATGCTTGGATTTTCTGCTGGGGCTACAGTATCGGCGGAAGAAACTATAAGAGCTTTTGAAAAAGTTTTTGGTAAAGGTGGTAAATTTGGAAACGCCACAAAAGAATTATCTACAACATTTACAGGAACTCTATCAATGTTGGGAGATGAACTTTTCAACTTTAAAAGAAATGTAGCAAACGCAAAATTTTTTGAAGAACTTAAAAAAGCTTTTAGCGATTTAAATAAATTTATAAAAGAAAATAAAAGAGATTTTGAAGCAGTAGCATCAGCATTAGGAAAAACTTTAGCTCTAGCAGTAAAAACGTTTGCTACAGCAGTTAGAGGAATAGGTCAGGCAGTTGGATTCGTTAGAAGACAAGTAGAAAATTTATTAAGAGCTTTAGGTGTTGAGATACCTATGACATTAGAAATTCAAAAAAGTGTAGATGCAACTAAAGATCTTGGAAAAGGTTTAATTGAAACTAAATCAATATTGAAAGAAACTACTGAATTATTAAAAAAACAAAATGAAAAATTTAGTATTTCAAAAGAAATAGTTGGATCTATAAATTCAGGCGTTAAAGGATTTTCAAAAGCTTTAGCAGAAACAATTGTATTAGGAAAAGAATTAAATGTTACTATGAAAGAATTAGCACAAAGAATATTAATTGAAATAATTGCAAAAACTATTGAGAGAATTGCCTTAAAACAAATAGAAAAGGTTTTAGATAGAGCTTCTGAAATGTTTGAAGCAAGAAAATTAAATATAATAAATAATCAAAATAATTTATTAAAAAAACAATTAGCTCTAAGAAGTGCCATGTCAATGTTTGGTGGTATTGGTGGTTTCTTTGGTGGCTTATTAGGTTTTGACAAAGGCGGTGCAGTATCAAAAGGAAAGCCAGTTGTGGTTGGTGAAAGTGGTGCAGAACTATTTATACCAAATCAAACAGGACAAATAACACAATCAGCAAGAGGAACTGATTTAGGTGCTGGAACAGTAGTTAATTTTAACATTAACACAGTAGATGCTTCTGGTTTTGAGGACTTACTATTTAGATCAAGAGGTGCAATATCATCATTAATAAATCAAGCAGTAAATGAACAAGGTAGAGGTGCAGTAGTATAATGTCAGGTGCTTTTCCAATATCTACATCTAAATTCTCTACTATGGGAATTAGATCATCACAAAATACAATATTATCATTAACAGATAGTGGTAAAAAATTAGCAAGACAAATAGATGGCCAAAGATTTGGATTTACAGCTAAAATTATTACGGCAAAAAGAAATGATGCTTATGGTGAGCTGATGGCCTTTATAATAAAACAAAGATCAGGCAAAGAAAACTTTACTATAATTCCACCAGAAGTTAAAAATGCTAGAGGTAATGAAACAGGAACTATACAAGTTGTAGGTTCTCATGCTGTTGGTGCAACTTCAATATCAATAGACGGACATCAAAACAACAACCCAAATGCTTTTAAGGCTGGTGACTTTATTAAGTTTGCCAATCATTCTAAAATATACATGATCGTTGCAGATGTTAACCCTAGTAGTAATGCTTCTACATTAACAATAGAACCACCATTAATTAACACTTTAGCAGATAATGAAGTTGTAACTTATGATAATGTTCCCTTTACAG